TAGTAATAAATGGCACAGCTCATGCTTATAAATCTTATAAAACTAATTTGAGAATAAAATTTTTAGAATTTGAAATAGAAGAAAAGATAAAACATATTAATCATATTGAAAGTATATTAGTTAAAGATATTTGTATTATATGTAGAAAGTGACAAGATAGATGATGAATAGGTATAGATGATGATCCAATGCATGCTGGAGCATCAGGTGAGTGCGTGACAAGTGGAAGTAAAACAAAAAAAGGTTAGTAAGGACCAATTATTAAGGGAATTATTAAGAATGGTTGGTAGGAATAAGGATGGAGATGAAGTTCCCATTTGTAATGAAGATCTTAGGTATTATGGAAGAAATAAAGGTTATTTGAAGTGTATTAAATGTTATCCTGAACAATCTTTAAAGAAGGAATTAAATGCTAACAAAGTTAGTTAGAGATTCTCATGTTGATGATTGGAAAGACACTGATTTTGAACAATTAGTTAATAATGCAATAAATGAACTAATAGAACAAAAACATAGAATAATAGACATAAAGTTCTCAACTAATATGTCAGGTGATGGAAGAAAGAGTGTTTATAATGCATTAATACTTTATAAACAAGATAAGAAGTAGAAATAATTTTAAAAAGGATGCGATGGATAAAGAAATTAAAGAAATAGTGGATAAATTAGGTCATTATGGTGAATTTCTAGGTGCTAGAGATTTGGTTGATTTAGGCCTATTCACTTCAGTGCAAACTTTATATAGAGCGAGGATTTATAAAGATGCTCCCGAATATGTTAAAATTGGCCGTTTTACGGTTTATTCTAAAATATCTGTATTAAAATACTTAGAAACTTATTATCAAATCATTTTGAGAAGATTAAAGAAAAGAAAATTACATCTAGATAGGAAGATACATAAAATAACAAAATCAGAAGAAAACCCAAATGTAAGAAGCATTAAATCTCATCTTGTTGATGTTGTTATAAAAGCCTTAGAGGATTGCAAGATATGAATCAAATGCTAATTTGCATTCTTTTGGGCATAATAGCTCTGATTCTTGTAATTGGTATTCCAATAGCTTTGTTTTATGGATTATACCAACTATTCTATATATTACTTAATGATGGAATACCTTTGGGTTATACTTGGCTTATAATAATAATACTTGGTTTGTTAATATGTAGAACATTTGTATGGATAAGATAAATATGAATAGATGGAAAAGATTAACTCAGGAAGATAAAAATATATACCTTCAACGTGATAAAGGTAATATTGATTACGCTGTTATATTACATGATGGAAATAAGAAGTTTCAAATTAAAACTTATGAAACAGAAAAAAAATACACTTATTGCGATACGATAAATTGTGGTCGTGATAGCTTATCTCTGTTTAAACCTAAGTGGTATTTCAAATTAACTCCATTTGCATTACCTAATAGAAACGATACTCATGATTGCAAATCGCCTTATTGCCAAGATTGCTTTTTTGATAGATTAAGATGTATCAACTTACTTTATATGTTTAAAAATGATTTAGATGTTAATGCTGCATTGAATGGTTTTAATAATGGTTTCTTTTTGGATGAACCTAGAATTATAAAGGGTTTGATATGAAAAAATTACTTCTTCTAATTTTACTTTTTGGTTCTTCAGTTAATGGAATGTCCGATAGTAAATGTGGTGTGATAAAAAGCAGTGACTGGAATTCGCCAAATGATATACTTGCTAGATTAAATGGCCCTTCTCAATTAACTCCTCACTGTGAAAAATGTAAACAATATTATTTGGCCCTATTTGTAGATTTAATTAATAAATTTGTTGAAGATCTTTATAATTGCAATTTCATTGATCTGGAAACTATGGAACATCAACTAAAATTATTAAGAAATGAAAAAAACACAGAAATGATAGAACAAGTTTTAGCTAAGATAAATAGTTTAAAAGATTAAAAAGCAGCGCTAAGTGCCGCTGCTCATGTATAAAAAAGGTAGTTGTCATATAAACCAACTTGAGAGATAAATTATAAAAACCTTATTTCAGTGTCAACAAAAAAGGAAATATTATGAAAAAAATATTATGTCTTTTTTTCTTTCTGGTTAATCCTGTAATGAGTATGGAATATGATAAAGACACTGAACAACCCTTCGTTCCTATTGAAGATAAATCTATTATACTTGATATAAATGATCCTGAAGTTCAAGGTGTAATTAAAAAGATTGTCTCAATTTCAATTCGTGACGTATTGGATAATAAAGAATTAGAATATGAATTGCAACGTGCTAATACATGTTGCAATTCAAACAACAAAGTAAAATTAGCTCTTATTACAGCAGCAACCACCTCCATAACAGGAATTGTTACAATAATTCTGAATTTAAAATAAAAACTTGTACCCATCTATTTTCCTTTTGTAGAATCAACATTGAATTATATTCTCAAAAAAGGAAGAATAGACATGCTTTTAAGACCACCAGAATATTTAAATGATTCCTATGGTGCTATCAAGAAAAAGATGGATTCTGACTATACAGCCAATCAAGCAATATGGCAGGTATATTGGACAGAAGCGACCATTGATACCAGATTAGAAGCTGGCGATACTTCTTTGATGGCAGAATTGAATACAGCGCTACCAAATAACAACAAAGGAAGTTGGTACTTCAATAGAACTAGACCACTATGCAACATGGTTACAGGTTATCAAAGGAAGAATAGGAAATCGTCTATTGCTGTTCCATTAGAAAATGGCGATGCTCAAACTGCTGATCAATGGACAAAGATATTACTGCATTTATTCAAAAAAGAAAGTATTTATGATTCTATCTCTGATGCATTTCACCAAGGTGCATGCATTACAGGAATGAATCTATTGCATGTCTACCTTGATTGGAGAGAAGATCCAATAAATGGTGATGTAAAAGTTGATAACTGTTCCTATAATAGCTTCTTTGTTGATCCATATTTTAGGAAACCTGACTTGTCGGATGCTGCATTTGTTTGGAGAAGAAGTTATGTTAGTCATAGTGTTGCCGCTTCCTTACTTCCTGAAGATCAATATGATTGGGTTATGTCTCTTGAAGGCAACCCCACGGGAACTGGCCGTGATGGAAGATTTCAGTACATGCCTGAAGCTTACGGGCAAACTCAACAAAATCGATTAGCGTACGATGAATACTACTATCGTGACTATAGAAAACAGAAACTACTTGTTGATAAAAAAACAGGTGAAACATTAGATGTTTCCGATAGAGAAAACATAGATATTAAACAATTTTTAAGAGATTGGCCACAAGTTGACCTTATTGAACAGAATGTTCCTACAGTTCGTATGGCGCTAATGATTCAAGACAAGGTTGCCTATGATGGTCCACAACCCCTTGGCATTGATGTTTTCCCTTTCATTCCAGTTATAGGCTTCTATAACCCAATGATGCCCTATTTCTATAGCAGAATACAAGGGATTTGTAGGTCACTGAGAGATCCACAAATCCTACTCAATAGAAGAATTATACTGTCAGCTGATTTGCTAGAATCTCAAACTAATAGTGGTTGGATATTCAAAGAAAATGCTGTTGTTGATGTAAAACATTTATTTCAAACGGGTCAAGGTCGCATAATACCACTCAAAGAAGAAGCGCAGATGACCGATCTTCAACCTATCCAACCTCCACAGATACCAGCTTCATTCTTTCAAATACAAGAAACATTCTCAAAAGAAATGAGCTTGGTATCTGGCATTAATGAAGAATTAATGGGCTTTGCGACTGATGCAAAAGCAGGTATCACAGAAGTGCTACGCCAGGGGGCAGGTTTGGTGACTTTGCAGATCCTTTTTGACAGGTTAGATAATTCACAAAATCTACTTGCTGAACTCATAATGAAGGTGGTTAGAGCAAACTACACCTCTGGTAAGATAAAAAGTATTTTAGAAGGGCAAGAACCGGCACCATTATTCTTCAACAAAGCTTTTGGTAAATATCATTGTGTTACCGAACTTGGTTTTAACACAGAAACACAGCAACAAATGGAATTCCTACAGCTATTCCAGTTAAAACAAATGGGCGTACCGATACCAGATCATAGATTAATTGAAGCTGCAACAATTCAACACAAAACTGAAATTATGCAAGAAATGGCACAACAAGCACAACAGACTCAGCAAATGCAAATGCAACAAGCACAAACACAAATGCAGGAGTTGCAATCTAGAATTAAGTTAGCAGAAGCACGTACTGTCGCGGACCAAGGGTTGGGTATCGAGAGGATGTCCAGGGTTCAGGAGAATCAGGCATTGGCTGAAGAGAGGAAAGCGCAGGCGCATAAAGATGATGAATCTGCATTATTAGAAAAAGTTAAAGCTTTGAAAGAGTTGGAAATGTTGGATATAACACATTTGGAGAAGTTGATTCAGATGGCCAACATGTTAAAAAACTATGACGTACCTCAGAATGGTTCTGGGGCTATGTAGATTAGAGGAATGAAACCTTGTTATCAGTTATAACTGAAAAGCAGTTTCTACACAGGAGTTACTATGCCTAAAAGATATCATGATTCAAAAATGAGTCATTCACGCAGCGAACAAAAAAGAGAAAAGCACCTAAAGCACAAACAACATTTAATGGGTGGTGTTGGTATGATTGCAGATGACTGGGCCGCTCCAGCTTTGCTACCTAGAAACGTAATCGATCGTAATTGGCCTAGCAATCATGTAGATTACATGGGCGGTCATATTGATGATCTATTCACAGGTGTACAGGAACAACTTGGAGAAGATGCCGCTGATCTTCGTAGAGAAATGGAACCGAAAAAGTACTAAAATTGACAAGGAGTAAATAAATGCCTGGGTCAATCAGACAAAATCCCAAAGCCATGAAAATAGCTTATAAGATTAAACAAACTCCAAAGGATCGCCAACAGCGATCCGATAAGAGACCATCTGATAAATTATTAAGAGAATGGTTCAAGGATTCATCACAAGCTCAATAAGACTCAATTAACCTGAAGCAGGCTGTTTTTAATTTGCCTTCAACAGCCTGCTTCTAAAAACTTAAAAGGAAATAAAATGAAATATGAAAAGAAGCATAAAAAAGAAGAAGTAATGGAGGAGAAAATATCTCCTGGCATTCATAAAAAAATTAAAGAAAAAATGAAAAAAATAAAATCCCCTAAAAAGGACAGACTGAAATATTAAGGAATAAAAATGGCTCATAAGAAAAAGAAAATGAAAAAAGGAAAAGTAGCTAAGGTTTTACGCGAGTACAAGGAAAAAAGCCTTCACAGTGGTTCTAAAAAAGGCCCATTAGTAAAGAGTAAAGCCCAGGCTCTTGCAATAGCTCTTTCAGAGGCTCGTAAGGCGGGAGAAAAGGTTAAGCCATACAAGAAAAAGAAGAGATAATGGACATTGAGATGTTGTTTATACCACTTGTGATAATAATGGTAATTATATTAATTAAAACTTGGTAATCATTCACATATCGCAGCCTTTCCTACTTATACTTTCAAACTCTGAAATATAAGTAGGTTTTTTATTGACCCCGATAAAAATGGTGTAGTACTATCGGATTGTTGTTCATGACCGTGGTAGATATGACTTCTTTTATTAATACTACTCCTTTCCAGTTTGATTTTTTTTTAATTTTTACTGAATGCTTTCATTTTTCTGCCACGGTTTATATAAAGATGAGATGTAGTAATGAAATTTGAAGTAAATAAACTCTATTTAGGGGACTGTTTTGATGTGATGAAAGATATTGATGATAAGTCTATTGATATGATTTTATGCGATTTACCTTATGGCATTACATCATGCAAATGGGATACGCCTTTAGATTTAGATTTATTATGGAAAGAATATAAGCGTATCATCAAAAAAGGCGGGGCAATTATATTGACTGCAACT